TGTTCACTGACCAAATTTGCCATATGGCTCTCCAGATATAGATTGGTACTTTAAATAAATAGTGGTTATTGAAAAAACTGATTAGATTGTATCGAAGGTTGCACCAGTTGGGAGAATGTTGAAGTCCAACTTGATGAATTCTGCGGTACGGGTTGGTTGGAGATAGATAGCACCTTGTAAGATGTTACGGTCAATGACATCTGGGGTGTTATTGGTTTCGTCCATAACCACACGGAATGCGGTCAAACCAGAACGTTGTTGAATACCTGCGAGATATGGATTGACAATGTTCAAGAAACGATTACGTGTTGCTTCGGTATTTTGTTCGAACACTAAATAACGTGCTGAACTTGCAATGAACTTCTTGACGGTGATGAGAAGACGGCGAACATTTACACGGTCAAGAGCCGATGAACGTGTTTGTAAGGTCTTTTGACCCCATACGCAGATACCTTGTGCCGGGAATTGTGCGATTGGATTGACCTTTGATTCATAAAGAATATCACGGTCACTTTGACTCAAACGACTCTTAACACCGATTGCACCAGGTATACCACCACGATTCAATCCTGCTGGTGCGAACCATTCTGCACCAACAGTATCGTTGTATGCATATACTTCTGGAAGTACGACTGATGGTGGTGCCCAAATAACTTTGTTTGTATTTGTATCAACAATCTTAATCCATGGATAGTACACTGCTGCGTAATTTGTATCAAGTGATTCTGCTTGTTCGGTTACGGTACTAATACTGTCTCCGTATGCACCAATGTCCATGATGTAGAATGCATCACCACGGGTTTCACAAAGGTCAATTGCTTCTTGAGCAATATAACTGTGTAAACGTTGGATGACACCAGGCATTACTAATAGATTAAAATCAATACTATCTTGGTTACTGATTGAAGTTAATGCTCTCTTATATGACTTTGAACCACCTGCAGTTGATGTTGAAAGGTCAAATCCTTGTGTATTGGTTGCAGTTATTGAACCACCCAATGCAATGACACGTGCAGGATTTACACCATCAAATCCACCTTGAAGTGGTACAGTGAATCGACGATAGGTTACGTCAACTTTACTATTAGTTCCTGTTAATGCGATACTACGTGAGTATGGTGCGGTTGCTACAGGAACATCTGCTCCAACGTTTTCAAGGTTGAATGCACTTCCTACTTCATAACTGGTTGTTGCGATTGGTCCAAGATATGATAAGGAAGTTGTATTTGTAAAATTATATCCGTAGTAATATCTCTTATCTACCGATGCTGTCGTGTATCCTGCAACACCATTATTTATCCAACGACTGGTTACATATGAACCTGTTGCGTATTGTGTTGCTGCGGTTCCTGGTACTGTTGGATTAAGTGCTGCGAATCCATAAGGTACTGCGTCTTGTGGGATGACATCTGCCATTTCTACACGAATATACTTAGAATTGTTGGTGTAGTCACCTTGATAGTATGTTTCACCTGTTGTTGAATCATAGGTTGGTACTGAATTACCAATTCTACGTGCGACATAATCTGGACTATCTGGGTCTAATGAAAGATTATCCCAACTTTCAAGAACATTGAGTGATGTGTCAGAATCATCAAAATCACGAACTAATAGTGAGAACGTACCATAATCACTGTTAGAACCCGATGGGGTAATTCCTGTGATAGATACTTTAACTTGTGTATTGGTATCTGAACCATCACTTAATGTATGTACTTTAAAGATGTTGTGCTTGACTGCACCGATAGTTTGTGATTGAATCCATGGAGTTGATGCGTGACTGTATTCTGCATCAGTTACCACCGCATTTGCGTTAGTGGTTAAATCTAAAGTATTTAATGATGCACTTAAAAATACACCAGAACCTACTTGTGAAATTGCATCAGGGAACACTGCATATACATATGAACTTAGTGCAGTAGACGTTGAACCACTTGCACGTGCATCTGTACCAAAATATTTAGAAATAAATGCTGTACTTGTTTCTGCTGTACTTAATGCACTTGCGGAAGTAATGATATTTGAACTACTGACTACAAGTCCAAAGCTTGCAGTAGTTCCCGCAACACTAACTCCAGAAAGAGTTTCACCATTTAATGATGGGTGAAGTACTGCAAATACTTTTGACCCACTTGAACCAGTTGCGTATACTGTTGCGACACTCTTAGAATATCCGTCTAATCCAAGGACACGAACAACAGTTGCACTACCTGCTTCTTGTAAATAATTTTTTACAGTGTATCCAGTGTATGTAGTACCGTCAGGTTCACCAAAGGCGGTTACGAACCCATCAATACCTTGCACTGTTGTAGGTATGAATGCTGGACCCTTTCCTGTTGGTCCAATAAATGCTGCACCAATTTGTGCGACTCCTTCAGGAAGGAATGATAGGTCACGTTCTTGCGTAAATACGCCTGGTGACACGATTCTTTCTGCCATACGGTATTCTCCAAACTAAATTTGTTTATTTTTCTGGTGTGAATTCCCCTGTCTCAAAATTAATTGAGCCAACTCCATACTTTTCTGATAACCGTTTGACCAACTTATCTTCTTCACCCAGAAGTTCTTGATAACTCGCTACATTTTGTGTGAGCTTATTTTCTAAGTTTTTTATATCTTCTTGTAACATCATCTTTTGTAATGTTACTTGCCCCGCGTCACCAATAACTATTGATAATTTGGAACGTAATTCATTAACTTCTTTAAGCTCTTCTGGTGTTATCTTAGCCATAACCATTCCCCGTTTTTGGGTGTAAAACAACTCGTATTATAAATATCTGTTTTTTTATCGAAACATCAATTATTACTATTCTATTTCATTAAAAGTTACTACTTTTTTTACCCCATAGCGTTTCTTGGTGACCAATCCTCTATTGTGACCAACATCAAGTTGAGATTCTGGTAATAGATACGCGTATACTATCATATCAAACTGAGTTCGTACCACCCGGTCCGCCGTATTTGGTAATTCGGTCATTGGTTCAAATGACTTAATAATAGTACGGAACTTGTAACTATTCTGTTCACCCCAAAATTCATCACTTTCGAAAGAAATATTCTCTACCACATTATTCATTTGTTCCATATATTCGGTCCATACCATACACCGATAATTGACTTTATAATAATCTGGTGCCGCGGTGGTATTATAATATTCCCGACTTGGAGAGATTTTATTAGTTACCGCAAACCTATCATACGGATTTCTTCTGTTCCATCCAGTATAAAATGTTCTATCGTAATACTTGTTAACTGGAGAATTTATACTGGTTTTTTGCATGGTAGTTCTACGTAACATTAATATTGGTAATTGTATTTTACCAATAGAATCACGTAAAATACCATCACGTTGAGCACTTTTCCAACGTTCGGGACTACCATATATTACTGGAACTTGAACTTGCGACCCATTTTGGGTGACAATAGGTTTAATACGGTTAGACAAATATTGAATGATTGCATTATCAATAGTATATAAACTAACTTTAATTTGTGGTCCACCATTCGGCGTATCTTCGGCACGACTTTGTACACGTGGGGTTTGTTGGTTGTCATTTACTATTTTTACTGGTTCTTTTCGGTCTGGATTAAAGGTCATACTGGTGCCTCCTCAATATCAATACTTGTACGACGAGTTAGGTGTGCCATACAAATAAGTGCAGTATTAAAACCAGGTTTACCAGCGATAAGTTGCGTTTCAGTAATATTATGTATTTCATAATAATGATTATTATACCCCACGATATCACCGATTTCTGGATACGTTGTTACATCTTGCAACATTCTACGTGCGAAACGAAACTCAACTTGTTGTGTTTGGTTACTACCAAATCCTTCGTCCCGTTCTAAAGTATTTTTGTCGTATTTTACAATTGCATTTACTTTAACAGGTGTGTATCGTGGTTTTTCTACACTTTCACCGTAGATATTTACCTTTGCAGATGCGACAATAATTTTATACAAAATAACTGCAACATCCATCGTTTCATCAATCAGTTCGCGAGTGATGTGTTGAATAAATTCAAAATCTCGTTGGGTAACAAACCGTGCCATGTATTAACCTATATAGATAAGAGTTGGAACGCGATTAAATACTTCTTGCATATTTTTAGCGTTTTCCATTTGCTTTTTCATTTGTGCTTGCATTCCAGTTTCTTCTAGTGTTTCTCGAAGTTCTTTAATAAGTGCTTCTTTTTCTTCAATTGCTTCACGACGAAGAATTTCACCGTCTAATTTAATTTCTCCGTCTGGATACGGAATTTCTGCAAACTTTGACCGAATAATACCCAGTAATTCTTTTGATAACGCAAGAGTATATTTGAATATCCAAGTACGAGACATATCATTTGTTTTTGTATAATTGATATGTTCGTAAGGGACATTTGACAAATCACTCGCGATATTACTACCCGATTGTAACAAGTTGGCCTTCTTATCTGGCACGACAATATAATCGAACCATACTACTTTATTTTCTTTGAAGATTGGTGAGAATCTGATAATGTTATTAGAAATTTCAAATCCATATTGACTCTTACGAATCATATCATTGATTTCGATTGCTTGAATACGGAGTAAATCTTCATATGCTGGCATCATCACAAATGTTACTGGTGGTGAGTATCCGTCAAATCCAAATTCACTCATCAAATTGGTTAGACCAAGACCAGTGGTTGCGAATGGGTCATAGTACCGAGCAATAGCTGGTGGCATGTAATGGTATACCCGACGAATTTCAATAGGTTTTCCACTTTCACTCACATCTGCCCACAATGTTTTTAGGTCATACTTTTGTACGTTTGCTGATGCAGAAATATATCCTCGTTTGACTTCTACATTTCCACCAGATTGTGCTTCTACCCCATAATCGTTTGCAATACTAATCAATTGTGGAATAGCAGAACCTACAATGTTTCTTTGTGTGGTTGAAGTATCCGTGGTTGCTCCCTGTAACGCCATCATATATTCGCGTGCATTGAATTGGTTAACTTGATTTCCGTATACAGAAATCGCTTCTTCAAAACATGCGTAAATTTGTCTGTCAAGTAATTCAACTTCTACAACAGGATATCCAAGTTTTCTAGCCACCCATTCTGCTGCTTTAGGTGCATCGGTTTGGAATTCTGAATCTGTATCATAAAATCCAAATGGAGTAATCCCCACTGGACTTCTTGGAGTACCATCGTAAAAAATTGGTTCCTGTGTTTCCATAATACTCTCTGGTAAAGGACTAGTAATAAATAGTTTTATTAAAAGATTAACTCATGTTTTAATTGACCAGAAATAAAAAGGGTGACCTTTCGGCCACCCTAATTATTCCCTCCGTTAAACCTTAATTAGATTATACTAATCCGAGTTGTTCGATGTAAATCTTACCGAAGAATTCTGGACGTACAACCTTCTTAGCATAACGGGTCATCACACCACGGCGTGGGGTGAAGTTATCTGGGTCATACACTAATGGTGTCATGATGAGTGGGATGTATGGAGCATATACTGCACCAGTTTCGAGGAAGTTACTTCCACGGAAGCCCATCAACAATACGTTTTCCTTCATGTATGGGTTCTTATAGATGGTGTAACGGTTTTGGAATGAACCAATCTTAGTTACTCCACCTGCGAATTCCATCTTGTCACCATCGGTTGCTGCCATGAAGCCTGGGATGGTTTCAAGGATTGTTGCAACAGTTGGTGAACATACTGCGAAGTTTGCACCACCACGCATGGTGAGTTGGTGAATCTTGTTTGATACCTTTTGCATCTTTTGACCGAGTGTTTGGAACCAGGTCATGTTGGTCCATGCAGTTCCAGTGAAGGA